GCTTCCTCCTCGGCTCCGAGATCAGCGAACATCTTAGGCTTTAGACCGGACTTCTTCTTATTCAGCAACACTTTGATGTTGTAATGCTGAAGATGCGTCCAGCGTTGAGCCTTATGCCGCCAACACTGAGAGTTGATTATGGCAAGCTCCTGATGAATCAGGTTCTTTCCTAAACTTTTCTTAAACCCGTACCTTCCGAGATTCTGGGACCAAAGCCGGTAGAATCCGATTGGGGCGGCGAAGAGAATGTCATCCCCGTTAATCAAAACGGGAAGATCCTGCACCTCGAAGCCGAAGTGAGTAAACTCCGCCAAGGTTTCCCAGTAGCACAGGAGGTTAGCCAAACAGAGTATCGGAAAGCTCAAAGTTGAACCCATGAGCTGCCCATTCCTCTGTTGCTGGTCATTGATCTGGACTTTCTTACCCTCGAATTTGATTTTTGGGTATGTGAGAATCTGCTCGTACAGCACATGTCGGCAGATGTTCTTGTAGTCTTCAGTCAGGCCTCCGTCTACTGAAACTCTCATCAGGAATTTCTCGAGCAAATACTTGGTGAGGCCGATGTTCAAACGATCGGTCGCTCCCTCGTAATCGCCGGAGATCCAGAAGAGTTCCTTTTGTTGGTACCCCATCTTACTCCACACGCTTTCAGTCTTGGACTGTAGCTTGACAAGGTGCTCCTCAGCAAGAGGAGTTCCTGTTAGCTTGAAACAGTCCCACCTTTGAAGGTGTTGCCAGAGTGCCTTTTGCATGGGCACAGAAGCTGAGTAGGTAAAGGCGTCCCCGCAGGAGACGAGCCTAACCTTCAAGGGCTCCAGAACAGGCGCGACACGTACACCCTCCTTAGAGGCCTCACGACTATAAATCATGAGATCCTCAATGGTGAATGCACGGGGCCCATCCCGTAGCTCCCAAAGGCCGGGAATAATTTCGGTTTCATACGAGTCGATCTCCTTTGCATAGATCGCACTCGTCTTGTCGACGGCCACTCCGATCCGCTGCATACTAGTCCATTCCGTTCCCTTACAAATACACTTGTCTATATCTCGACAGGCGTAGAGTTTTGAGGCATATTCGAGTCTGCTTAGACCCTGCCACTCCGCACCACCTTCGGGACAAAAACTTGTATAGGTGTCTGAAAACGGATCA